ACGGAACCAATTAAAAAACCAATAATATCAGCAAAAATTATTTCTTATACGTTTGATGGTAGAAGACAAGAATTTAAAATTAAAACATTTAATCCCAATTTTTGTATTCAATATTTACCCAAACCATATAAATATTGCCCTCATCATTTACTCTTTAATCAATATTTCCAGGTAATAGAAAATAATGAAAAAGGATTTATATATAATATCTATTTACGGTGTACACATAATTTAACTGATGTTACAACAGAAATAGAAAAGTGTAAACAAAATGAACCACAATATGCTTGTCATTACTGTTTGTCTCCATCTTTATATCAAATGGAGAAAACATGTCATTGTGATTCTTTTTATTGTAAAGCTTGTAATAAATTATATTACAAACCGCAGGATGCTAATTATTGTGTGTTGAATTGTATATGTTCAACTGAAACAATAGCAATATACAATATCAATAAACAATTACTACCGGGATATTCAATGTATTTGCATTTAGAAACTATTTATAAAAATGATATAAGTTTTTATCTTTTATATCATCAATTTCCAAATTCATTAGTTAATAAAGTTTATGATTTATATAGAAATTCATTCAAAATTAAATCAATTTTATCTGAAGAACCTATACTATTTTCAGATGTCTTAAAACAAGAAAAATCTTCTACTATAGTTATAAAACCACCCCTTCCGGATATTCGAAATTACAAACGATGGAAATTATTTTTAAATAATAGTATAGAAACTGTTAAACCACAAATGTTTGCATTGGGTTCCACTTTATATAATTTACCGAAAGATATAAAAATAACTTTGGATAGTTTAAAAGATGCATCACAAACAGTTAAAAATACTATAGATCAAACAAAAGATAAATTGACCAATTTATTTTCAAATTTACAACAACATATAGATCCCAGTGCTATAATTAGATTAACAGCTCTAATTTATGAAGTCGCTACTGATGAATCCCAATTTACAATGAAAAAATTTTTACTAATTCTTCTCAGAATATCTACTGAATTTAAAGTATTGATGGATCTTAAATCATTATTTGCGCTACTACTGCCAGTTCAACATCCTAATGGCAGAGATGATGTAACAGTACAAATGAGGATTTCGGATTTATCAATTATAATAGAAAGTATTTTCAAATTTTTGAATTATATATTTTCACTTACTATAGATTGTGCTAAGGTTATTCCTAATATTTCAAAATACCTTTTGGCATTTTCTAATATAAAGAAGACAGTAGCTTCAGTTTGTGAATTTATTATGAAATATATACCAGAATGGTTGCAATTATATATCCCATTTATATCTTCAGACTATAAATGGAAACAAGACGCTCGAGTTGGAAACTTAGCTAAGTTTATGGACTGTGCGACTCATATTCAATTACGAGCATACGAACCAGGTAGTAGAGCATCTTTAACTGTTTGGAAAGCTTACGATGTATTAAGGAATAAAGTAACTCAACAGATAATGGAATGGCCTTCTATGCCACCTCAATTATCTATAATGTTTCATAATACTATAAGAACCTTAGAACCTTTTAGATTTACAACTCAAAATCGAACAACAGAACCTTTCATTATTTA